GCGATGCTGAAATTACGCAGAAGGCTATTACGAACCTTCTCTACGAAAACTCTCGAACCATACATTTTAATTTCAGCAGAACTTGATTGTAGGCTGTAATCGAAGAAATTCATTTCATCATCGACAATCAGACCATCATTAATACCATACTGAATGATTTGGCATCCTAACCAGTTATCACTCAGATAATTATCCCACTCTTTGTGTGTTGTAACAATCTCTTGCTTAATATTCACCGTTGAGAGACCATTTTCGGTTCTCATCGCAACTAGTTTGGTTATGTGGTGGTCGTTAAGAGAAGCTGCAGCAAGAAAAAACTCGTTCTTAATTTCACCTTTGAAATCTTCAATATCGTCATTACACATTTGTTTTGTCAATCCGTCAAAATATTTACGTACACCAACATCTTTCATAATAGAATGTTTTCTATCACCTTTCATATACTTCATTTTAAAACGTTTACGGTTGGATCTGCGAGCACGATTACGCAAACGTCTGTGTATTCGGCTATTTCTCGATACACGAGGAATACCTTCCATTAATTCTTCAACAATACTCATTATTGAAACTCACAGTTACCCATTAATTCAATCAAACATGCCACTAGATTAATCTCACCATCAGCAACAAACGCCTGTTTATACTGATAGTCTGCCAAAAGTAGAATCGCTTGTGGAATCGATTGCGGTTTTAGAATATCATACAGTGCATCATACAGTTGTCGAAACACGATATTGGCATCAAAGTCACCACTTGCAACCCACTTGCGAGCAGAAGCAAAGTCCTTTTCTTTCATATACTTTACAATTTCTGCAATCGATACATTGGCAATCTGCGACAGAATACCAGCATCAATCTTACCGAATTGTGAATAACGTTGTAGTTCATTAATCACTCGACGGAAATCAGGAAAGTATTTCTTGACCAGTTCTGCAATTACTTTATCATCATATTCTACACGTTCATTCTGTAAAATGTGGCGAATACGGACAAAGAAATCTTTTGCCATCTGTGCCTTTTCATTACCTTTTAATGCAAAATCAACCACTGCACAACGAGAATGTAATGGTTCAATAATACGATTCTTGTAGTTACAGGTAAAGATGAAAGAACAATTACCAGAAAACTCTTCAATCGCATTACGCAAGGCAGGTTGCGTTGAGTTGGGATTCAGATAATCAGCCTCATCGATAATGATGACCTTGCGGCCACCCGCAAGGCTCATCGAAGAAGCATAGTTCTTAATCTTGGTACGAAACGTATCGATACCAGATTCATCAGAACCGTTAATGACTAGAAAATCACAACCAACTTCATTACACATTGCTTTCGCAACAGTTGTCTTACCGACACCTGGACCACCTGAAAGAAGCAGATTCGGAATCTGTTTCTGATTAACATACTCTTGAAACGGCTTCTTCAGGCGTTCTGGTAAAATACAATCACTAATTGTTTGTGGACGGTGTTTTTCAACCCACAGTAAATTATCCATAATATAGTCTTTCAATTAATCAATACGGCGCACACGATTACTTAGTACACGATTTTCTTTTATGGTCAAGGCTTCAATGTTACCGATGACACGTTTGCCTCCTTTTGAAACTGGAAGAATTTCGTTAATTTCAACATTGTCTGATTCAGACAAAGGAACATTAAGTGCAGCCAGAGCCTCATCACGTGACATATCATCTCTCGAACCTACTTTAGAAATAACTCCAATCTTTTCAAGTTTTCTCAGGTCAGAATTGAGGTCTTCCAGAAGATATTGTACTCTTGCCCAATTTGTAAAGGTATACTTTGAACCACCTTCACCCTTTGTGCAAGATTTTCTTTCATGTTTCTGATCTTCATTATGTTTCCTAAATGAGAAATTGTGCGTTTGTGGTTTCTGACCAACACCCAAAACAATTTTAGTTCCAGGTGCGTTAATACGTTCAAATTCTTTGTCGAGAAACCATTTAACAAAAGCAGCATCATTGGCGACTTTATACTTCCCATCAATGTCTTTTTTCTTACCCCAAACATTACCTTTTTGGTAAATAAACGAAAGAGTGTAAAACATATTGTATAATGTTGATTTGGTAAACTTACGAAGTTTCTTCAAATCATACGGAACACACCCATCAGCCATAATTTTAAAGATTCGTTTTGTAAGTTCCTTTTCCGATGAAGAAATGTTGATATTACCGGAAGGATAAGGACCTAAAACATCATCCAAAACATCAGTGTCATAGGCATTAAAAGTCTTTGCACTATAATAATTGTTGTTCATGTATAAAAGCATCTCAGCAACAAAAAGTGTATCTCCTTTTGCATCGAGTGAATATTCATTCTCCATACTCTTAACATTTTTAAACATTTTTTTCATATTAACATCGCTAACACACGTATCATTCAACCAACGATTGATTTCGTTATAGTTGAGAATACGTTTTTCATGTTTTGTCATTGCCTTCATACTGTTAGCAGTAATAAAGATACGAACCAATTCACGAAGGTCGCCAGACTTGTAACGAACAGTCAGTAACTTGATGTTATGCATAATATGATCTTGGACAACTTCTGGTAGTTTATCAAACTTACCTTTAACATAGACCGTACCTTGTTCACCTTGAATTCGAAGTGCGATAGGTTCAGTAGGTTTAAAATTTACTTGACCATCAAAATAACGAACAATCGTATCCAAACGGTGTTGACCATCTAGTAGGATAAAAAGATAACCATCTTCTTTAATTTTAGAAAAATACTTAATGTTTTCTTCAATAAAAGAAAAATTTTCTGCGTTAGGTTTTAGTTGGATCTTGAGTTCTTCAAGAATAGGTTCAACTTCAGCGAGTTGAAAGGTGTCTTTCAGAGAAGCACCATTAATCATTGTAAACAAATATGAATTGGTTTTAGATTCTAACCATTTCATAAGAATTCGTTGTAGGTTGATGTTGTCTGTAAAAATTTTATTTTGTTTGTACAGACTATACAGAGTATGTGGTGATACCACTTCTACTTCACCAAAAACCTTTTGGGAAAGGTTCATTACATTGACATTATCAATCATTTGTTTCATTTTATTCTCCTGAGAATAATTATAAATTTGTCCTTAGACATTTAGTACACCGTGTACTATAACTACTATGATAACAGAAATGACTGGCTTTGTCAAGAACTCCACCAGTCATTTGCCGTTAAACTTCACTAAGTCGGGTAACTGATTCCATGTATTCTTCTTTGACGGTAATATATTCACCATCTAAGAAACAGATTGTTGTACCATAACCTAGTTCTTTCACACACTTTACGTTATCGGAATTCACGGCAACAGATTTGCCTGTATCCTTATCGGTGAAATATTTAAACTTCATGATTAACCTTTAGTGAAAGACGAACCAACTTCTGTGGTGATCCAATATTCAAGTTCGAAGTTTTGATTCTTAAAGTGTGAAATACCTTTAGAACAAATCTCGACCTTGTAGGCACCAGGAAGAATCTTGGAGATGTTTTCTGTTTTGAAAATCATCTTATACTTGTCACCATTACCCTTGATATTAAGTTGCAGAGAATCGGTGTGCGCCGAATCATTTGCAGTATCAAGAGTGTTTAATGTGACAGTCTCACCATCAGACTCAACCGAAATCTGTGGCGAACCAAGAACGTTTGCAGCATCAAGTACCCAACGGAAGTCCTCAGCAGAAAGATCAAACTTGATTTCTGCTTCTGGCATTTGAATACCTTTTTCTGGAGGAACAACGATCATGGTAGGTTCACAAGCACGATACTTGATCTTACTACGACCATTGAGACCAGAAATAACAACATTCTTATCATCAAATTCAAGACTTAGGTCGTTCTTATGTAGAGAAACAACCGAAAGAAATTCATTCAAATCGTAGATACCAAAATCAGAAGGAATCTCATCCTCGATTTCGGCCTGTGCAAGAATGTTTTTATGCGAAGATACAGTCTTAACGACCTTACCTTGTTTCAAATAGATACCCGAATTAATGCTACCAAAATTCTTTAGAATAGCTAGGGTGTTATCAGACAGTTTCATTTAATACCTCTTTCATTATCAACAGAATAAATTGTATCATGCTCGTACAAAAACATGAGGCAACAAAGTGCATGTGCTAGATGGTTCTTACCAGATTCAGTATCATTCTGTTCACCTTCTTTCCATGCCCACAAATGACGTTGTGCGGCATCAAAGTAACGGCGTTTAGAATCAGGTACATGAATCCAATTGTTTGGTTCATACTTCTCAGCACCGAAAGTAAGAATATCTACGGTAGCTTTAAGTGCATGTGGTGGTAACAAACCGTACTGAAGTTTACCACCATCAAACTTCCGACCACCAGTAGTAGCAGTTTGTGATGCTTTTACCACATCTTTCATTACAGTTTTCCTGTATAGTTTGCAACCGCAGGCATATTACCAGAGAAGGCATATGTTCCTACGTGATGTGTTTTCATCCAAGGACAGAGGTAAATTTTACCACCAATCTTACGCCACATTTGACAGAACATATAATCTTCTGAAAGATAACGATCTGAACCACCACCAGTAATAGAATTTGTATAGTCAATTACTGTATCAAAAAAGGCATGAATATAACGTGAACCATCAAAGTTGGCCTGACCAACATGGTCTGGTTTATAGTGAATCATAGGATAAGCTTCTTTCATCTTATCAAAGACTTCACGTTTAACCATCATGTAACCTGTGCCGATTTCCATTACTTCAAGTGGATCGGTTACCGAAAACGATTTAGTTCCATGTACAACGTTGAACACATAATCACCAACCAATGCTTCAAGTTCATGTGGTTCCAAATCTGGATGTTTACGTGCTGCTTCTGCAACATTACGCCAGTTAATTGCTTTCTTAGGATAAGGACCACCAGCAACATCTTTATCTAAAGCTAGAAGTGCCACAACATCTTGAGCACTAAAATTGATATCCGAATCAATGAATAATAGGTGTGTGTAATCAGAGCGTAGAAACTCATCTACTAGGTAGTTTCGAGCTCGTGTGATAAGAGATTCATTGAACAGGAAAGAAAACTTGGTTTCAACACCATATTTTGCCATGGTGTTTTGTAAATCTAGAATTGATTTGATATAGAGACCGTGTGCCTGACCACCGTACATTGGTGTAGCAACGAATAGTTTCTTTTTTCTCAACTCATCGACACTAACTTGAATTTCCATAATTTAACCCATAAAATAAAAAAAGAGGAGATACAAATATATATCTCCTCTAACGTGATTTTGCTATAGAATATTAGGCAAAAGCACGCTCGCCGTGTTGGCGAAGGGCAGCAACACCTGCTGCAACAACACGCTTGGTAGGAGAACCTAGGCGATAGAACGAAACCTTATCACCATTTGCGTTGATTCGGGTATTCAGATAAATCGAATGACCTTCCGAACGAAGTTCGTTAATAAGTGCCGATGGGTTTGCGACACCGAATTGGCTGGTCATCTTGTTTGCGGTTAGGGTGTTATAATCACCACTCTTCGACAGATAGGCCAGAACTTTTTGCTTTGCAGACATATTAAATCTCCATAATTTAAATGATTCACTTTCACAAAATATTTAAGGTGTGAATCGAACCTTAAATTCAATTAGTAGTATATAACATAAAACACTCCATGTCAACTGTTTTACGGCAGACATGGAGTTTCATTGCCTTAGAAAGGTATTTGTTCTTCTGGTGCTTCAGGTGCAGTCTCTTCTGCAACAGGGGTACTCAGGATTTGATCGGAGGTTGCACCAGCATCGACCTTAGTGTACAGGTCTACAAACGATGCCTTGGTGTCATCATCAAATCGATTCAGGCACATACTGATTGCCTTCATCTTATCACCGAAAATACCGTAAGTCTCAACGATATGAACCAGTCGGCGAGTAGAAATTACCTCATCACAAGCACCATCAAGGAACGTTTTGCGAATTACATCTGCCCAAGTAACAAGTTTATCGGCAAAGTCATCGTCAGTACGACCAGCGGAGGTCAGTTCCTTGCGAATAATCTTCTTCTCAACTGCAACAGGAGGCCATTCTTGTTCCATGGTATTACGGAATCGTTCGAGGAACGCCTCATTGAGGACATTAGTGAACATGTAACGACCATCGTCAGAACCTTTACCTTTGGTGTTGGCAGTCGCAAACACGGTAAAACCAGGTGCAGGTGTAATCAACTCACCTTTCTTCTTGAGCATGAACGGTTTGCCTTCTAGAACACGTTGCAACGAGGAAAGATTTTGAGCACCATAATCAATTTCATCAATACAGAGAACAGCACCTTGACGGGCAGCCGTAGTGACGGGACCATCACGCCATTCCATATTGCCATCAATTAGAACATAGTTACCTAGCAGGTCAGATTCATCGGTTTCAGGTGTCATCGACACACAAACAAACTTACGTTTAGCCTTGGCACACGCCTGTTCGATGGACATGGTCTTACCATTACCAGAATGACCAGTAATGAAAACAGGAAAGAATCGATTTGATTTTACAATCGATAGAACATCGTCAAAGTTACCGAATGGTACATAATTCTTATACGAACTAGGAACCAAATCAGTTACGTCCAAATCGGTAACCACATTTGAAATTCGGTTACTGTGATTATCAATTTGTTTTGTCATAGGAATAACCTGTGCTTGCATACTAACGGTTTCAGAAACAGGTACACGGTACAATCCACGCTTAACACGATTTTCTGGATCATTAGTGAACCAATAAGGGTGTGAAATTTTACTCTTGGTACAAATCTTCTTGATTTGATCTACAGTAACGGTATCAGTACCAAGTGCCTGAATTGCACTGAGGAACTTCTCACGAACTTCTGCACGCTTACTCATAATGTATATAACCTCACTTTTGTCATTTTATACTACTATTATAACACAATTCCAGTCACTTGTCAAGCCATCAGGAAGCGATACCCTGTATGAACTTGGAGACTAGGATACGGTTAAGTGCCTTCTTTTTGTTCATTTTAACAAAGGCATTCTTCAATTTACTAGCAGTAAACTTGCCGTCAATTTGAATATCTTCGTTCTCGGTTTTCAACTCTTCACCACCCATTACAAGGTAGAAAGCATTGTACTCACCGATATCAGAAATTAGGAACTTTTCATCTTTTATTTCCTTGTACAGAGCATTTTGTTTTTCTTTCCAATTAACCTTAAACGAATGGCGGTCTTCCATATACATTTGTGGGAGAGTTTTCTCACCTTTCTTAACGTAGTGGTTGAAAATAGCATCTTTAACGACACGTGTGCGAGGTGGCACAAGGAAGAAACCAAAAACTTTAGAACCAGTTTCACGTTTGAACCAATCAAGAACGATGTGCAACATGCCGCCATCCATTTTCGAACTGTAACGTTTTTGCCATTTCGTTTTAGAATCACGAATGAAAACGTTATTATCATAAGAATTAATCATACGGTCACGAATTTTGGTTTTAGGATCACCATATTCATCAAAGTATGAATCTTCAATCCAGTAATCATTAGTCCAATCGGCATCACCATCGTGGACAATAACCAGACTAGTAACATC